GCGAAGCTCCACGAGGTGATTTCGGAGACGTACGTCGCGAAGTCCCCGAACGCCCCGATCCGCGCCCGCGTGGGAACGTCGTCGTGGCCGCGTGACGAGGAACTCGCCTCGCGCCTGCGCCCCGTCGCGACGTACCTCTACATCGAGGCGATCTCTGAGGAAGAGGCGGCGCACCCCGAAGAGGAACCGCCCGCCGCGATGCTGACCGAGGAGCCCGCAGCGGCTTCCGCCTGACACCCTGACCCGAAGCGCCGCCAGCGTGCGGCAAGGATGCACACATGGCTCTCAACGCAGCGGCTGTCCGGCGCACCGCCGAGCAGATCGACGAGCAACTCATTCTCGGCGCGGGCGCGACCATCGTCCCCTCGACGGGCGATCAGGCAGCGGCGTACGTCCAGACGGCGTACTCGACGGCGGTCCGCACGACGACGGCTCCCGTCACCGACTCGACGGGCGGCGCGGCGCAGGCAGCGATGGCGGCGGGCGTCGGCATCTACAACCTCGTGATCCCGCACACGATCCCCGCCGGGACAAGCGTGGGCGAGGTGGTCACCGCCATCACGATCGGGCACAAGTTCAAGGTCTTGGGCTGGACGTTCGTGACGGACGTTCCCGGCGTCGGCACGGGCGCGTCCCGCGTCTACAACATGGAGATCGGGACGACGGACGTGGGCACGGTCCCTTCGACCTGCACGCTCACCGAGGCGTCCACGTCCGACAAGGGCGAACTCACGGCGGGGACGGCGGTCTCCGGCGCGAACACGGGCGCGGCGAACGCGACGTTCAGCATCGAACTCGCCACGGGCGGCACCGCCTTCACGGCGGGTTCCGGCTCGTTCATCGTCCAGATCCAGAACATGGATACCGCCGACGCCTTCGCCGCCCTCGGCGCGAACGGCATCACGCGCGCTGGCCTCATCAACGCGATCATCGACGACATCCAGGCGATCGGGCTCGCGGGCTGACCGTGCCGCTCTCAACCTTTCCGCTACGCGCCGGTCGCGCCGCCTTCGCGGTTCGCCTGACGCGGGCGGAACGGGAGCGGCTCCTCGCGCCTCGCGTGCGCGTCCTCCCGATGCGGCGGCTCGCGTCCGCGCCTCGCCCCTCACCGGAGACCGATCATGAGCCTTCCGAGCGAAACTGACCTCCGCACCGTCATCGGCAAGGTCATCAAGATCTTCGACGAGATCGAGGACTTCGGCGTCTCGAACACGCCGAACTTCGTCACGATGCAGCTCGACGTTCTCGACGAGACGCCGAACGACTCGACGCCCGGGACGCAGAACGCTCTCGCCGCCCTTCGCGCCGCGATCGTCGGCACGGTCGCGCCGTCCTCGGTGAATGCCTGCCTGAACGCGCTTTGGGTCACCTACGGGCGCGTGAAGCTCTACCCGGACCTGAACGTCGCGGCGGTCCTGACTCGCCTGTACGAGTCCTTCGCCACGGCGGGAACGCCCGTCACGGTCCAGTCCCGGAACTTCACCTTCGGATCGTTCACGCTCACGGGCACGGGCACGGGCACGGCGACGCGGCTGACGAAGGACCGCTACAACTACGACATTGAGGCGCAGTTCGTCGCGCAGGCGATGACGATCGTCTGCACGAACGACGCGAACTCCGGCGGCACGCTGAACGCGGAGACGTTCGAGTATCGTGGCAGCGCGGCGGGCATCGACCGCTTCGACGTGACGGGCTCGGGCATCACGATCCCCGGGATCACTGCGCTCTCCGCAGAGTCCCAGACGCAGTACGTCACGAACGGCGGCTTCGAGGGAGGTTCGTCCACGTCCGACCTCCCTGGCTGGACGATCGGCACGCCCGCCAACGCGGCGCTCGTCACGTCCGATGTCTACAAGGCGAAGCTCTCGACGGGGCAAACTTCGCAGTCGCTTCGCTTCACGACGAACAACACGGCGACGCAGACGTGGAACTCGCGCGGCGGGATCAACTGGAACCCGGACGTGCCGATGTACGTCCAGATCGCGTTCAAGCGCGAGTCCTCATGCGACGGCAACCTCACCGTTGCGGTCGGCGGCAAGTCCACGACGGTCGCGCTCGTCGCGCAGTCCGGGTGGACTGTCCTCCGCTTCCCGCTGGACTACGACTCTTGGATCCGCCGTTGGGACACGAACCCGATGACGGGCGGGATCGTCGTCACGCTCGACTCGAACACGACGGGCGACCTTCTCATCGATGACCTCATCATCGCCCCCTACACGAACATCGAGGGTACCTGGGTCGCCATCGCGTCCGGCGCGACGCCGTTCCTGCGCGGGGACTCCTTCGCCGCGACGGACACGGGCGGAACGTCCGGGATCATCCAGACGTGGCTTGCGCGCTCGACGAACGCCGGGCGGGGCGGGTTCTACTTCCCCTCGACGACGGGCTCCCCCGTCTGGACGGACCCGAGCTAACGGAGGCACGCGATGTCAGTCCTCGCAACCGCCGTCGAAGCGCGAGTCCCGCAGACGTACCTCGCGCAGCTCACGCAGATCGACTCGCTCTCCAACAACACCGTGGATCAGACCACGCTTGAACTTGCCGTGGACGACGTGACGGCGATGTTCGAGACGTACGCGCAGCTTGAGTTTGACTCGTCCGATCCCCGAATGCTGCGCCTCGGCGTGGACGGCGTCCTCGCGGTCCTCCAGCAGAACCGAGGGCAAGATCCGAAGCAGGACAAGGTGGCCGCGTGGCGCGACCGGTGCCGCGAGTTCGCGGGCACCACGTCCCGCGCCCGCATCTCGCCGCGCTCGCTCCCCGGGCTCCCGGCGACGACGTACCCGAACGCCCGCCCCGGCTTCGACCCGTCGCGCTTCGACGGCTCCACGCCCGCGCTCCCGCCCGCCGCGAACGACGAGGGCGCGTAGTCGTGGCGGACTACGAGTACCCGATCAGCGGACCGGGCGACTGGGATCGCTTCAAGCATCGTCTCGACAACCTCGAAACGGCGCTCCAGTTCATCGGCGGGCAGACGATCGCGCAGGCGCGAAACGCCTTCACAGCTCAGAAGCTCGGAGACGTGTCGTGGCCTGCCCGTTCTCCCGCGCAGAAGGAACCGTTCATCAACATCATCCCCGTGGTTCGCCGCGCCGGGATGGGGCAGGCTCCGACCGCCGACGACTTCCGCCGCCGCCCGGCTCTGTTCTCGTCGCCGTGGACGCTGAAAGATGGCATCACGTTCCTCGCGATGGGGCGGGAGTCCGTCGAGATCGGGCACCCCGCGCCGTGGTCCGGGCAGTTCCAGTGGGGGACGCCGGGCGTCGTCAAGATCACGGAGACGACGCGCGAGACGCTTGCGAAGTGGCTTGCGAAGCAGGGCGGCAAGCGCGGCAAGGGCGACGTGAAGTTCCGGAAGAAGGACGGCGACGGGAATACGGTCACCACGAACGTCGGACCCGCCGCCGCCTTCGCGAAGAAGCTCGCCTTCGTCTGGACGAAGGATCAGATTTACGGACGCCCCTACAAGCGCCCCTTCCTCGGCATGACTCCGGAGCTTTACGCCGAGATCGACGAGTCCATCGCCAGACACGTCGGCGCTCGCATTCCCGGCTCGTCCGCGCCGCTTCCGCCGCTCCCGGGGGCGAGTGCCACATGAGCAACCCGAACGTCGAGAACCTCCTTCGCATCCCGGGGTATCTCGTCGCCGCGCCGACGAACCTCGCGACCACGTTTCCGTACGGCGGCACCGCCATCGGGACGTACTCGCGCGTTGACTTCGGGATGGTTCAACTGTCCTTCGCGATCTCCGGCGAGGAGTACGGCGGGCAGGTCGTCGAGCGCATCTACGCCGGGCAACAGCCGCGCCTATACGCGACGCTGGAGACGTTCGACAAGGACGCGCTGTCGCGGTTCTTCCCGGGCTACGTCGCCGGGCTCCAACAGGGACCGACGCTCGCGCTCGACGTGAACGGCTCCGCGCGGGCAGGGTCGCGGATCGGCGCTTCGCTCGGGGCGGCGCTCCTCTTCGCGCCGGAGTCGCCGGACGGTCCCGCCCCGTGGCTCCTCTCGCGCCGGGCGGTCCCGAACATCGAAGAGAGCATCCGCATCGCGCAGCGCGTGAACGTCCGCTTCGGCATCCCGCTCGTCTGGGATCTCACCCCGGACGCAAACGGCAAGTGCTACGAGTACGGGCAGCGACGGGAGATCGCGGTATGACGGACACGATCGACGCTTTCCTCCGCGTGACGCTCGCGGGCATTCCGCCGGAGGCGACCGACACGCAGCGGCAGACGGCGCTTGACGCGGCGGCATGGGATGCCCTCGCGTGCGGCGTCACGCTGACGATGGTGGACTTCCTCGAACTCTCCCCGCAGTCCCGCCTCGCGTTCTCTCGGGCGTTCGACCGCATGACGCAGGCGAAGGCGACGATCCACGCGCGGGCGGTCGCGACGGAGCTTGCAACGACGCTTCTGGAGCGGACCCGGTGAACGACTGGCAGACGATCCAGCAGGTGGCGGAGCTTCTCCGCGCCGCGACGTGGCCAGACGCCTCCCTCGTCTTCGCGCAGGACGCAGTCTTCTCCACGTCGTGGGTGCCGGAGGAGACGATCGCGTCCCGCCGCTTCCCCGTCGCCGTCGTGCAGGTGGACGGAGAGAGCGGCGACCCGGAGACGGGCGAGCATTCGTCCCTTGCTCAGTACGACTTCACCGTGACCGTCATCGTGCAGAACTTCGCCTCGACCTACGGCGAGTCCGCAATCCTCGGCAGCAACCGGAACACGCAGTCGCGCGGGCGAGGGCTCCT